GAAGAATTAAATGTCCACGCTCGTGGCGAACCAATTGAGGTGAGAGAGCACCAGGTATCGGCATTTATCCATGCTATGCAGAAACGGAGAGCATTACTATTATCTCCAACTGCATCTGGTAAATCTCTCATCATCTATCTAATCTTTCAACAGTTATACAAATATCAAAATCTCAAAGGTCTTGTTATTGTTCCAACCACATCTCTGGTTGAACAATTATATTCAGACTTTGCAGACTATAACAATGATTCAATGGAACCTTTGTTGCATAGAATATATCAAGGAAAAGAAAAAGAGTCAAGTAAACCACTCATCATTTCCACATGGCAATCATTGTATAAGATGCCTAAAGAATACTTTGAACAGTTTGATTATATCATAGGTGATGAAGCACACTTATTCAAAGCACAATCACTAACAACAATTCTCACATCATGTATCAAGGCTAAGTATCGTATTGGCCTCACTGGTACACTTGATGGAACTAAAACACACAAACTGGTCTTAGAAGGTCTTTTTGGACCTGTCAAAAAAGTGGTTTCAACCAAAGAACTGATTGATAAAGACCAACTCTCTCAGTTTGATATTAAATGTTTGATATTAAAACATCCAGATGATTCTTGTTTGTTGAACAAAGATAAAACTTACCAAGAAGAAATTGAGTATCTCATAACTAATGAAACAAGAAATAAATTCATTAAAAATCTTGCAGTATCTTTAGGTACAAATACCTTGGTGTTATTCCAAATGGTTGACAAACATGGTAAAATATTGTATGATATGATAAGACAAACAGAGAAGATTGGCAATAGAAAAGTTTTCTTTGTTTATGGTGGAACAGAAACTGCGGATAGAGAAGAAATCCGTAAAATTATGGAGATAGAAAATGATGCAATTGTTGTTGCCTCTTTTGGCACCTTTAGTACTGGAATTAACATACGTAATCTGCACAATATTATATTTGCGATGCCGACCAAATCCACAATTAGAACATTGCAATCAATTGGTCGTGGTCTCAGGCAGTCTGAGGGTAAGTCCGTTGCTACCTTGTACGACATTGCAGATGACCTCAGATACAAAAAACATATGAATTATACACTAAAACATTTCGTGGAAAGAACGAAGATATATAATGATGAGCAGTTCCCATTTAAATTATATAAGATAGGACTCAAAAATGCTTGAATTTAAAACACAAATAATCAAACTACAGAATGGAGAGGATTTGATTGCTAATGTGGCATTCAATGAATATAAATTCATATTGGATGAACCTATGGTATTTTTAATGGATATACGTGGTAACAATAGTAATCTTCTGATGAAACACTATTTGCCGGTACAACTAGTTAAAAAGAATCAAATGATTATTAAAGATAAAGATGTTCTCTCTGTGATAGAACCCGATGTTGAGTTCATTGAGTATTATCACAATACGGTAAGTAAGGTAAGAGAATTGTTAGAAGAGAGAGACCTTGTAGATGAAATGTCCGAAACTGATATGAGGAATATGTTACAAGATTTTTCAGAACTAGATATAGATGGAATAACATTACATTAATAATTTCAAACCAGGACATACTCGACTGTACACACTTGTCAAGCGAATGTCAATAACTTTATGTGGTAAACATGGCGACTAAACAAAAACATTATATAAACAACGGTGATTTCCTTCAGGCTCTAATAGAGTACAAAGAAGGATGTAATATTGCAAAGAAGAATAAAACAGAACCTCCTCAGATTCCAAATTATATTGGAGAGTGTTTTATGAAGATTGCCGAAGGACTATCTCATAAACCAAACTTCATTAATTATACCTATAGAGATGAAATGATTTCAGATGGTATAGAAAACTGTCTAATGTATTTCAATAACTTTGACCCAGCCAAATCAAAGAATCCATTTGCCTATTTTACTCAAATCATTTACTTTGCCTTTTTGAGGAGAATATCTAAAGAGAAAAAACAAACCTATGTTAAGTACAAAGCCACAGAACAAATGGGTATTTTGGATGAGTTTGAGATGTTGGAACTAGAAGATGGTAGTACTATGCAGTTCCAACTATATGATAATATATCCGAATTTATTGAAACCTACGAACAAACCAAGAGCAATAAAAAGAAAGTGGTAAAGAAACCAAAAGGGCTTGAAAAGTTCTTAGACCAATGATATAATGTTTAGATTATGAAAACTGCAATTATAACCGACCAACATTTTGGAGCTAGAAATGACTCTATACACTTCTTGGATTATTACGAGAAGTTTTATAGAGATGTATTCTTTCCTACCTTAAAATCAAATAGTATTAATACCGTTCTTATTCTCGGTGATACTTTTGACAGAAGGAAGTATGTAAATTTCTATACACTCAAAAGAGCAAAACAAATGTTCTTTGATGTGTTATATGAAAAGAATATCCAAGTTTATATGCTTGCCGGTAACCACGACACATACTTTAAAAATACCAACAAAGTAAATTCAATTGATTTGCTTTTACAAGAATATGATAACATAACAGTTATTGATTCTCCACAAACGATACATTTAAACTATGGTGAAGTGGCTCACGATGTTTGTATGATACCATGGATTTGTGCCGACAATTACGATAGAACAATGGAAGAAATCAAAGTTACTTCCGCACAAATTTGTATGGGGCATTTAGAGATACAAGGTTTCCAAATGTATCGTGGTATTTCTTCAGAAGAAGGATATAGTAGAAGTATCTTTAAAAAGTTTGACATGGTGTTCTCTGGTCACTATCACCACAGACACCATCAGGACAACATTCATTATCTTGGCAATCCATATGAACTATTTTGGAGTGACTATAACGATACCAGAGGGTTTCATTTATTTGACTTAAATACTAGAGAACTGGAATTCATAGAAAATCCAAATGTAATGTTTCATAAGGTATATTACGATGATAAAAAAGATAGTATTACCGAAATCAATAACATAGACCTGAGTAAATATACTGGCACATATGTTAAGGTAGTGGTGGTCAATAAAACCAATCCTTACTTGTTTGATAAGTTTATGGCAAAGTTATATGAAAATAATCCAGTCGATGTTACCATTGCCGAAGATATGATTGACTTGACAGAAGGCGTAGATGATGATATGATTAACGAAGCAGAAGATACCATGACAATTATTGGTAAGTATGTTGATGGTATTAAAGAGGAACATATTGATAATGAAAAGCTGAAAACTGTAATGAAAGAATTATATGTTGAGGCATTGAACCAAGAACAGGCATGATTATATTTGAAAAAGTCCGTTGGAAAAATATTCTTTCAACGGGCAACAGTTTTACAGAAATCAATTTAACAAAATCACCAAACACACTTATCATTGGTAACAATGGTGCGGGTAAATCCACAATTCTGGATGCTTTGTGTTTCGGTCTTTTTGGTAAACCATTTCGTAAGATTAACAAACCAAACTTATTAAACTCTATCAATCAACAACAAGGTGTAGTTGAAATTGAATTTAATATTGGTAAGAAACAATACAAAGTTATTCGTGGTATTAAACCAAATATCTTTGAAGTATATTGTAATGGTGTTATGGTAGACCAAGATGCCAAGGCGAAAGATTATCAAGAACACTTAGAGAAGTTCATTCTCAAATTAAATTTTAAATCTTTTACGCAAGTTGTCATTCTTGGTTCTGCTTCTTTTGTACCGTTCATGCAATTATCTCCTGCTGACCGTAGAGCAATCATTGAAGACCTTTTAGATATTGGTATCTTCTCATCTATGAATACCATAGTAAAAGATAAGATGACTATTATAAAAGATTCTACCTTAAAGTACAAGTATGATGTAAATCTAACTTCCGAGAAGATTAATTTTCAGAAACAAAGTATTGAAGACCACAAGAATCGTTCTGATGCCGAAATAGAAAAGAAACGGCAAGAGGTAAAAGAAAGTATTGCTCAGATTAATGGACTTCAAAAGAATGTGGCATTAGTACAAAAACACATTGATGTTCTCCAGAAGAAGATTATAGATAAAATTTCTGTGGAAAATAAAAGTAAAAAGTTATTACAGTTGGAATCTAAAATTGAAACTAACATTAAGAAGAATGAAAAGGATATTTCTTTCTATGAAGAACACGATAATTGCCCAACCTGTAAACAAACAATTGCAGGAGAATTTAAGAACCAACAAGTTGAAGAAAGAAAATCCAAAGTCTCTGTTCAACGGGAAGGCCTTGAGGAAATCTCTACACAGATTACTCAAACAAACAAAAGAATAGAAGAAATCAATAGTATAATTAAACATATCACCGAACACAATAATGAAATCGTTAAACATAATTCAACAATTTCTGCGGTCAATACCTATATCAATAAACTTAATTTGGAAATTGAAAATCTATCCACGAATAATGATAGCTTGGAAGAAGAAAATGAGAAGCTTAAGGAACTCAAACAACAACTGTCTTTGTTGCTCGAACGCATGGAAGAATTATCGGTAGAAAAACAATATTTTGAATTTGCGAGTACATTATTAAAAGATACTGGTATTAAAACCAAAATTATTAAACAGTACTTGCCTATTATGAATAAGTTAATTAACAAGTATCTGACTGCCATGGACTTCTTTGTTAACTTTAATATTGATGAAAGTTTCAATGAAACAATTAAGAGTAGGCATAGAGATGAATTTTCTTATGCCAATTTCTCTGAAGGCGAGAAGATGCGTATCGACCTAGGC